TTAACTGTTACTGGTAATATTCAAGCAACTGGTGATATTATTACTGCTTATGTCGCATCAGATTTAAGATTAAAAGACAATTTAAAAGTTATACAAAATCCATTAGATAAAATAAGTCAAATTAATGGATATATGTTCAATTATAAAGACAAACCTAGTGAAACTATTCCAGGCGTTGTTGCTCAAGAAGTAGAAGAAATACTTCCAACTGTAGTATTTAATCATGAAAGAAATGGTGAAACATACAAAGCAGTTCGTTATGAGCAATTAATACCTCTTTTACTAGAGTCGATTAAAGAATTGAAAGAAAAAGTAAATGATTTAGAGAATCAGTTAAATTCGTAATGGGTAGTTGGGTACTGACCTAATAAATAATAGAATAAATTAAGGGAAAAGTCTAAATGGCAAAAATTTCAGAATTACCTCCTATTACCGGTGCGAATACCAGGCCAGAGGATTTATTTGTCGTTGTTAACCTAGTACAGGGTGACGATGGTACAAGTAGTATCACTAGGAAAGAACTGGTTCAAGCAATCCAGTATGAAGTTTTTGACCGTATAACAATTACAGGCGGCACAATTTCTGGCGTCCAAATGCGCGACTCCACGCTTGATAATGTTCGTATCGATAACTCAGACATTGAAGATACAGACTTTGTTCGTGGCTCTATCCAAGATACTGAAATCTTTGATTCCACAGCTAATAACATTACAATTACATCATCGTCATTTACTGATGGCTCATTAGTATCTTCAACTGGTGAAGATTTAGACATTGCCAACTCTGATATTGACGACTCTAGATTTACAAATTCAACAGGTAATAACATTGTACTTACAAGTTCAGAGCTGAATGATAGTACAGCAAACAATGTTATTATAACAAATTCCGAGTTTAATGACGGCACAGGTAATAATGTCGCATTAACAAATTCTACTATTGATGATTCTGTAATCACCGATAGTTCTGCAAATAATATTACGATTACTCAATCAACATTTGCAGATGGCGCGCTCAGCGATAGTACAGCTAATAACATTACTATGTCTTCATCATCATTTGATGGTGGATTAATTACAAATTCAGATGGTCGTACTCTTACAATTACAACTTCTGATTTTTCAAATGGTACTGGTGCTAATAATATATGGACATCTTCACAGTTCAATGATGGCACAATCAATAATTCTATTATTACTTCATCTGAATTTAATGATGGTACAGCAAACAATATCGTTATTACAGATTCTGAGTTTAACGATGGTACTGGTAATAATGTAGTACTTACAAATTCAACCATTGATGATTCAACATTCACCGATGGTACAATATCTAATACTTCATTTACAGGTACTATGGATAATGTTGTAGCTACTGATATGACAATCCGTAGTTCATCTGCTGATGGCTTAAGTTCTACTAATTCAACTTTTGATAATGGTGAAATAGCAAGTTCTGCATTCGATGGTGGTACAATAACAAATTCTGACCTTGTTGACTTTGACATGGACTTGTCCAAAGAAATGGACCCACCGATTGATGATGAATCATTCTTTGCTGTTAAAAATGAGAAAACTGGTGAAACAGAAAAAGTCAATATGGCTGCACTTTACGATGATATATCTCGTAGAACAGCTCAAGCACTTAAAGTTCACGTAGACGCTGGTTCAGGTGATGACGATAATCCAGGTACTCAATTACAACCTGTTAGAACACTTGAAAGAGCTTTCGAACTTTGTTTAGAAAAAGCTGGTGGTGACCTCAACAGAAACGCAATTAATAACGCAGTTCATATTTCAGTTGGTCCAGGTACATATTATACAAAAGGTAATCTTCAGTTACCTGATGATTGTTCTTGTACTTCTACAGCTGGCCAGTATGCAACTGTTATTGAATTAGAAAAAGGATACGAAAACAATAATGGTATCTTGGTTGGTTCAGGTTGTTATGTACAAGGTTTCTCATATCAAAATTTCCAAGTTGATAACTTTGACTTCCCAGAGGGTGGATTTGCTATCGCATATCGACCTGGAGCTAAGTTACTCCGTTCTCCATATTTAAGAGATAGTACTCAGTTATCTAACTTCTTAAGACAAGATGTTGAACCACCTTTAAATCCATATAACTCAAAAGGTACTCTTGCTGACTTAGGTAGAGAATTTACTTTAAAAGCAGGTCTTACAGGTGACTGGAATCTTGATGATGAAGTTGTATTCTCATCTGGTGCTGTTGGTTACTTATCTTGGGACGACTCACAAGACGCAATTAAAGGTGTTCCTGGAGATATTGCAACTTATCGTAAGATTAGAGTTCGTAACCTTAAAAACAACAAAGGTTTTGCAGTCGGTGACACTGTAACATCAGAATCTGGTGGTGTTGGTGTTGTTGAAAGTATTGGTATTGACGACTTCCCGAACAGAGCAGTTGGTAGAGGTGGTGGTTGTGTACTCGCAGACAGAAGAGTACTAGATACTGACTCATTATATACTTACGTATTATGTTTTGGTTTCACACCTCGTACTCAAAACGGTTTAGGTTATGTTGCAAGAGACGGTGCTGGTGTTAACGGTATCGGTTCTCTATCCATCTTCGTACGATGCGCATTCTATGCATTGAATGGTGGACAAATGACGCTGAACAACTCAGGTACTCAGTTCGGTGACATCTCAATGAGAGCAAAAGGTACTACCGAGTTCTTTGCTCCTAAGTCAACCTCTGCAACAATTATCGGTAATACTGCATTTGCTGATACAATTGAAAATGCTGCTGATGATATTATCGACGATATGGTCGATTATTTAACAGCTAATACAGCAAATGGTGGATTAGGTTATCAAGAGTATGATTCAGAAAAATGTTTAAGAGATTCAGGTATTATACTTGATGGTACAGGTTATGATATCGCACTCGACACTAACTATTGGGGAAGACTTGCAGGAATTACTTATAGGTCTCCAATCAGTTATGTTGTACCAGGCGAACAGCTTGAAGAAACAAAAGGCGCTAACATATACTTAAGAGATAGAATCAAAGGTGTATTTGAATCTGGTAATAACCAAATTAACGAGCGTGTTGATACTTCTTTCGGTGAATTACTCAATGTATTAGAGTATGGCGAAGAAAATATGAACCCAATTATCTTTAAAGATACTTCAGTTCCTTACACTGCAGCTCGTAATTTAATCCAAGACAATAGAGAATTTATTACTAATGAACTTATTGATTGGATTGAAAATAACGATGAGTTCTTTGCATACGATAGTGCTTCTTGTCGTAGGGATGTTTCTGATTACATAATCCCAGCTGTTACAAATGACATGATGTTTGATACTAACTATAACTCAGTTACTGCAGGTCGTGCATATTATATGGCTACTGCAAAAACTGTTATGGAACAACAGAATAACGAAACAGTTGCAGCTTATCGAAGACTTAAAGACCAAACAAACGAATTAATTGACGGCAATTCATATCTTGCTTCTGAAAGACTTGATGCTGGATACGACCAAATTTTAGAAATCTTAGAAAATAAAGGAAAACAGTTTACTCCTTCCGCAGCTACTTATGACCCAGAAACTGGGTTATCAGTTATCACACTAGGTACAGGCCACGGTCTAACTGTTGGAAGAAAGGTCCTTCTGAAAACAGGTGGCCTTGTATTTACTTGTGATAGAGATAATAATACAACAAGAACAGGATATCCTAGAGCTTCTGACCCAGCTGCTGGAACACCTATTGAAGTTATTGGTGCAAATGCTACTAAGATTACAGTCAATGTTGGTAAATCAGCAATTATTGACCAACACACATTTGTTGAAGCATTACCTAAATCTGTATCAGTATTAGGTGACGCTATTACATGGAGTGATTCTACAGATATTCCTGTTGACAGACGTAATGCTAGAAAACAATTACAAGATAATAGAGAGTTTTTACAAGATTTAGTATTAGGTTATATTGATGAAACATATTTTAGATATGACTCAGACAAGTGCAGAAGAGATATTCAATCTTATATCTTACCTGCGGTTGAGCGTGATATCTTAACAGGTTCTAACTATAACGCTATTCAAACTGGACTTGCGTATCGCTCAGGTACTGCTCTTGCAGATAATGTTATTAATGAACAGCTTGTAGAAACAACTGGCGCAATTAACGAATTAAAGACTCGTGTAAATACTGACGAGATTGGTTCTCAATTTACACCTACTGATGCTTCATACGACCCAGAAACTGGAAGATTTGAAGCAACTATTGGTAGACATAGTTTACAACCAGGTGATTATGTAAGATTCCTCGAAGATGGTATTACGTTCAGTTGTGATACAGGAAGCGGACCTACAAACGATGCAGTTCCAAATCCAGGGCATCCTTATTATAACCATCCTTGTCCAGTACATTCAGTTACAGCAACAACAATTGTATGTTTTGTAGGAACTGGTGGTTCTAATGAGCATACATTTGTATCAGCTTTAACAAATGCAATTAGTCATGTAATTGGTATTAGTGACAACGCATCTGAACATCGTTCAGATGAATCATTTGACAAAATTGTTTCTATTGTTAATAGTGGAAATAAAACATATACAACTACAAATGCTACATACGACCCAGTAACTGGATTGTCTGTATTAACAATTGGTTCTCACGATTTACAAATCGGCGATGAGATAATGATTGCTCCTGATAGTTTAACATTTACTTGTGCAACTGATGGTAATGCAACTCAACATACTTATCCTACAACTACAATTACACAGTTTACACCAACTGGTGCTACTTATGTTCCATCGACTGGAGTATTTACTGCAGAAATTGGTGCTCATAAATTACAAGTTGGCGATGAGATTGAAATCGCACCTTATAGTATTACATTTACTTGTGAACTTGATGATAACGCTACACAACATACTGTTCCTGAAGCTCACCATCCATTCTATAAGAAAAAGATTAAATTAACTGCAGTTACAGCAACAGGTATTGAATGTAATGTTGGAGCTGTAGAAAATGGTGGCGGAGTTCACACATTTGTATCAGCAATTACAAATGCTATCGAAGGCGAAAGACAACACCCTGCATATAAGAAACCAGTAGTAGTTGCAAGTACAACTAACACAACAATCACTTTAAATGTTGGAACATCTTCTGATACATCTGCACATACATTTGTATCGGCAACAGCTAATAATATTAAAACAGCTAAGTATATCTCAACATATACACCAAGAACAGCTACATACGATGAAGTAACTGGAGTATTCGTAGCAACTATTGGTCAGCACAATTTAGAGGCTGGTGATTATGTTTCTATTGCACCAGAGAGTGTGGTATTTACATGTGCTCAAGATGGTAATGCAACAGAACACGCATATCCAGAATCACACCACCCTGCATATAAAACACCAGTAAAAATTACTTCTGTTACTGCAGACACAATTACAATGAATGTTGGCGCAGGAGCAGGTGGAACTCATACGTTTGTTAGAGCTGATGCTAATTGTATTGATAGTGATGTTCTAGTATTCCCAGACCCAGCTTCTCATGTATCTCATTATACACCAACAACTGCTACTTATGACCCTGCAACAGGTATTTCAGTAGTAACTATCCCAGGGCATGATTTAACAACTGATGATTATATCGAGTTCGCTCCATATAGTTTCACATTTACATGTTCTCAAGATGGAAATGCTACTGAGCACTCATATCCAAGAAAAGGTGATGGTAACTATAGAGTACCAATGCAAATTACAACAGTTGCTGGTGATGATATTACAGTTAATGTTGGAACAGGTTCAGGTGGTACTCACACATTTGTATCTGTTGAAAAACATGCAGTTACAAAAGTTACTTACAACTCTCAAGGTCAATATGCTAGAGAACAATTACAAGCTAATAAAGACTTCTTAGCTGCTGAAGTTAATGCTTATCTTGATGATAATTACTTCATATTTGATGGAGAAAAATGTTCTAGAGATACTGGATTAATACTAGATGCAGTAAGACGAGATGTTGCTTCTGGTTCTAACTACCACGCAGTATTTAATGGTCTATCATATAGATTAGGTGGAGCTGGTGCTCAATTAGTATATCAACAGCAATTAACAGAAACTGTTGGCGCAATCAATTATCTAAAAGATAAAGCTGCAGCTGAAGCAGATATTACAGGAACTGCTTTAACAAGAAGTAATGCTGCATTTGATGAGATTATTGACATCTTACAAAATAGTGAAACAGCTGCTGACGCATTAACTTTCGGAACTAACTCTGTATCAGCAAATCATACAACTGCAAGACAAATATTACAATTAAATAAAGCATTCTTACAAGCAGAAGTCACAGCATATATTGCTCAAAACTTCCCAACATTAACTTACGATGTTGCTAAGTGCGAAAGAGATACAGGATTCTTAACTGATGCTATATCTTGGGATATACAACACGGCTCTAATGCAGCTGCTGTTAACTTTGCAAGAATGTATTATGATAATGCTATTGCTGTATTACCTGAAGACCAGATTTTACCAACAGCTAAAACTTGGGAACATATTGCAAACGTTGCATATAATATTGTAAGAGACATTACAGTAACACCTACAACTGGTAACGCACAAACACAAGATACTTCATTAACAGACGCTGGTGTTGAAGTTGGTGAAGCTGTAAGAGCTGGTATTAATATTACAACTCAAGTTATTAGAGATAAAAATAGAGACCACTTACCAGCTTACATAGAACCTTCTATTGAATCTGGAATGGAAGCTGCTGTTGCAACACTTGATGGTATTACTGAAAATCTACAAGCAAGTGTTATTGACCACATTAGAAAAGAATATAATGGCTTACCATACAGTAAAGCGAAATGCACAAGAGACGTTGGTCTTATGCTTGACGCTGTTTCAAGAGATATTGAATATGGTGGTAACGAAAATACAGTTGAAGTACTTAATTACTACTTCAGAAGATTTGATTCTCAATCGGCAGACTATGAGCAACAACGCTCTGTCAATGTCTTGCCACTTGAAGTAAAAGGTCAATTTAAAACATTATCTGAATACGAAGATACTGCTAATGTATCTGGCTTAAGAGAAGCAATTAATATTCTTCCTTACGAACAACGCGAACCTACAAGACAAGCATTTGCTTGGTTGGCTGATAAAGCTAAACAAGTAGTTGAAGAAACAGCTATTACTCCAACTTCAGGTAATAGTCTAACACAAGATACTAGTGGAACTGCTGCTAATGCTACAACCGGTACTGCAGTACATGATTTAATTAACACAGTTGCTGATTTATTAGATGATACTAATATTGAAGATGACGAAATGCCTACAATCACTAAGGCTTCGTTTGACCCGAACAGAACAAATGCAAGATTACAATTACAACGTAACAGAGACTTTATTATTGAAGAAGTACAAGGCTATCTCAAGGATAGATACTATGTCTTTGATGGCGATAAGTGTAAGCGTGATATCGGCTTAATTATTGATGCTGTTAAAGCTGATGTATTAACTGGTTCAAACTTCAACACAGTATTTAACGGACTTGCATACAGAATTGGTACAACAGGTGCTGATGCTGTAATTAACGAACAATTAACTGAAACTGTTTCAGCAATTAAATATGCTAAAGGATTAGTTGTTGCTGCAATATCTGACGACACAATGAAAACTGCAGCTGAAGCATCATTTGATGAAATCATTGATATCATGACAAATGGTTCTGGCAATGCTGACACAATACTTTATACTAATAACGCAGTAAATACTCAACGTATTAATGGTAGAGCTCAATTACAAAATAATAAAGCATTCTTACAAGCTGAAATTACTGCTTGGTTAGCTGCAAACAGACCTTCATTAAGTTATGATGTTGCTAAGTGCGAAAGAGATTTAGGATATCTAATTGATGCTATCTCATTCGATGCTCAACATCGTGGTAACTTTGCAACAATCAACGACGCTAAACTTTACTTTGAAAATGCTGTAAGCGTATTACCTCTCGACCAAAGAGAACCAACTGCTGCTGCATTCGCACATATTGGTGATTGTGCTAACCTTATTGTACAAGACACAGATATTGGTGGATTAAAATCTTCTGGTAATGCTGCATCTCAAGACTTTAGTTCAGGTTCAGCAGGTGGAGCAATCGGTGATGAAGTTGAAGGATTATTTGATATTGTTGCAAATAGTATTACTAATAATACATTGCTACTTAATCCTCCAGTTGAATTCCCAACGCTTTCAACATATAATGCAGTAAATCAATCTGCGTTTGGTGAAATTGAAGGTGTTAAAGCAACAGTTCAATCTGGTGTACTAAATCACTTATCACAATACTTCGAAGTACTTCCATATAGCGAAGAGAAATGCAGAAGAGATACTGGATATATTGTTGATGCAGTTGCTCACGATATTCAATATGGTGGTAATGCAGCTACAGTACAAACTGCTGGAATGTATTTTGAAAATGCAGTTAATACTGGATTACAAATCGAACAAAGAATGGGAACACGAGATGCATTCTTACATATGGCTAAGATTGTAGAACATGTTGTTGGTGCTAAATCAATTACAACAACTGAATTCCCAAGAGAAAAGAAATACTATACTGGTGATATTCTAACACAATATGATTACTGGAATGGTATTCCTTCTTATCAAACAATAGAAACACAAGATACAGCAAAAATTGGTGCTAATCCAAATACATGTAAACTTGCAAAATCTCTTGTTGAAATTATTGCAAATGCTGTAGATGACGCTAATGAAGTCAGAAACACAATACCTGATAGAATTGATGTTGAACAAACTTGGATGGGTGATAACTTTATCACAGCTAAAGAGTTAGTTGAAAGTCAGTCAGATGTTTACTCTGAAGCAGTAATTAGTTATCTATCAACAACTCATAATGGATTATCATTTAGAGATGCTAAGTGCAGAAGAGATATTGGTTATCTTATCGATGCGGCTTCTCATGATGTTCAGCACAATACAAACTTTGCAATGCGTCAAGCTGCAGGTATTTACTTCGAAAATGGAGTATCAGTATTACCTGTAGATACAAGAATACAAACTGCAGACATCTATCAATTCTTAGGAGATGCTTGTGAACAAGTTGTTCAGGAAATTCCTGTAACTAACGCAGTTAATTATACATTAACTCCACAAAATACAAGTGGAACTCCTGCAACAGCTGCAGAAGGTACAGAAGTACATGATTTAATTGGATATGTTGAACAAGTTATTAGAGCAAATGATACTGATGAGCTTCCTGCAATATCAGCAAATACTGCTTGGGTTGCTTCTGAATTATCAACAGCTGCAATTACACTTGATGATAATACTGAAGAGCTTGCATCTGATGTAACAGAATTTATTAATAGAGAATTTGATGTACTTGATTATAACAAAGCGAAGTGTAGAAGAGATACTGGTTACTTACTAGATGCATTTAGCTTCGACTTGAACTATGGTGGTAATACTGCTTCAAGATGGAATGCAGATTTCTACTTCTGGAATTCAGTATTCAGATTACCGGAAGACCAAAGAATACCAACTGCAAAAGCTTACAGACAACTCGGTGTAATTTGTAAAGATATCGTATTGGGCGAATATCCAAATCAAACAATACTTGGCGAAGTTGCTACTGAAGTTGAAAGCAAGAAAGTACAAAGCCTTGCTAATATCTTCTACAAGACACAAATATTTAAAGATACTAAGTACTTACCAGTTAAAACTGAACCAGACTACGAATACAGTCCATCAGTATTTACTGACGCACAAGCAGTTATTCAGCAACGCAGAAAAGAGTTGCAGAAAGATACAGTTAGGTACGTCAATGCTACTTACGACTTCCTTGATATTAACTTAACAAGACGAGACGCACGAAACTTACTCACAGCAGTTATTAACGACTTTGCTTATGATAAGTTTGACCCAGACGTACCAGTACCAACATATAGTGATAATGGTTCACAGAATGCTGTTAGAACATTTACTGCTTCATTCTTCAATTATGATGGTACTCATGTATTCCCAGTATTTAATCCAACAAGACAAGGATTGAAATACAAAGGTTCAGTTGCTCAGTTATCAGATTTAGCATCTATTACTGGACAAAAACCAAATTGGGCATACATTGTTGCTACAGACTTATCAACAAGCTTCTATGCTGGTAATATATATTATTGGAATGGAAGTACTTGGGTATTAGACGGTGCAAATAATACTGACCTTCTCGACGCATTCACTGGAAGCTGGGATAGAATGAGAGATTATATTGTTAATAATCTATCACCTAACTCAGAACATGACTTGATGGTTGAAGGTCTATTTAATGACTGTCTGAAAGACAATGTACTTAGACCTGAAACATTAGTATTCGGCGCATTGGTTGAATCTATCGCTCACCAGTTCAATGGTGCTTCGGCAGGTGTTAACAGAAACGCGTTACCACTTAACTTCAGAAACTTAGGTGCTGCGATATCAGCAGTTGCTTCAGTACTCAATGAGGATGGTGGTAGAATCAGATGGTCAGGTGCTGATGAATTGAATAACCAGTACTTCGCAAGAGGATTGAGAATTAATGGTAGAACAGGACGAATTGAAGGTCGACCATTTACATCATCTGTAAGAAAACTTGCAAGACGTGCTTCTAACAGTAGAGCATCATTATAAAAGAATAGGATAAAGAAAAATGCCAATAACAACAATTACAACTTCTCAGGCACCTGACGCAAAACCAGTTGCCATTAATAAGGTCGTATCCACTAACTGGCAAGTTCTTATTGAAGTACCTCAATACGAAGTACCTGAACTAGTTTTTGGTGGTTCGACAACAGTTGAACCGGGTGTTGGTGAAGTTATTTCACCATTAATTTTATGTAATACAACAGCTAATACTGTAAACGTTGACGTTAGAACTCACCGTGAAGATGTTAATGCAGAGTTTTACATATTAAGAAACTTACCAGTACCAGGATATCAAACAACAGCAATTCCTTTGAATGGCCAATTTTTAAAGAGTGGTGATACATTAGAAATTTTAGCAGATACTGATTTAGCAGTACATGCTACATTATCATTCACATTAGGTCAATCAGAAGAAGATGACGTTGTTTAAATACAAATAAATATATTAAATAATGATAAACGGAGAATAACTTAAATGTCCTTTGGAACAATCACAGGAAAAAGTCAGCTAATAGGTTGGGGTAATCCACAACCTTTTCCTATTACACTTGATGTAGCCGTATATGAAGGTGCGGTCGTATATGCTGACAACAATAGAATTTATTACTCCGATGGTACTAGTTGGTTAGAAATTGGTACAGGACCTCAAGGTATCCAAGGGTTTAGAGGTATTCAAGGTACACAAGGTCTTCAAGGTGATTATGGACCTGGTTTTACAATTATCGGTTCAGTTGCAGATGTTGACGCTGGTGGTGACCCACAAGCAACTCTTAATGCAGCATTTGGTTCTGCTAATGTTGGTGATGGTGTTATTGATGAAGCTGATGACGAACTATGGATTTATGTTGGTTCAAGTACTTGGGTAAATATTGGCTCATTTAGAGGTATTCAAGGTTTTCAAGGTCCTATAGGTTTCCAAGGTATTCAAGGGCCACTCGGTAACGAAGGTATCCAAGGGGAAAGAGGATTCCGTGGTTTCCAAGGTCCAAAAGGTATTCAAGGTTTTCAAGGTGTTCAAGGTGACTTAGGTATTCAAGGTATCCAAGGGCGAAGAGGACCTCAAGGTGTTCAAGGTATTACTGGTATCCAAGGAGATTTGGGTATTCAAGGTATCCAAGGCGTTCAAGGCGTCCAAGGTATAACTGGTATCCAAGGCGATACTGGTATTCAAGGTTTACAAGGTTATAACGGTGATGATTCTGGTCATGTTGTAGAATATAGATTAACAGGTACTGCAACTTCTGAAGCCGACCCTGGCACAGGAAACATGATTTGGAATGATGCTGGTTTTTCTAACACATCCAATTTCTCTACAGTTGATACAATGTGGGTTGACGATGAAGCATTTTACAGTGTCAACTTAGATAACTTATTCTCAACAATAGATAGTCAAGCAGGTGCCGATAAAGCTGTAATGAAAGTTACAAAGCGTGGCAATCCTAGTGACTATGTACTATTTGCAATTAACGATTTAGAAGACAAGACTGGTTATTGGCAATTTAGCGTTACATTCTTAGCAGGTAACGCGCTAAGAGAAGACTTTACAGCATATAATGGTGGGAATGGAGTTTGGACACAATATCCTTTATTAGTAGCATTTAGTATTGTTGGTGACCAAGGTATTCAAGGTGTTCAAGGTATTACTGGAATTCAAGGTTTACAAGGACCGCAAGGACTACAAGGTTTACAAGGCCCACAAGGAGTTCAAGGCACAACTGGTAGTCAAGGAACTCAAGGTTTACAGGGAGTAATAGGGCCTCAAGGAATCCAAGGAGTACAGGGACCACAGGGAACTCAGGGTGTACAAGGAGTACAAGGTTCTACTGGTGATTTTGGTGGTATTTCTTACGATTATGATTACGATGCAACAGCAGCAGACGCTGACCCAGGTGTTGGTAAATTAAGATTTAGCTCAACAAACTTTGCTTCTGCTAACTTAAAACTCTGGATTGACGATGAAGATAAAGGTTCAGTTGCAGTTATGGACGGTGTTGCTACTGAATTAGCTGCACTTACAGGTTCACCAAAAGGTTACGTTAGATTTACAAATAAAACAAACGTTTACGACCAATTCTTAGCAAGAATTGACGATATTACAGATAAAACAGGTTATTGGGAATTTGCTGTAACTAGACTAAACGGTGTTACTGCTATGACAGATAACACTAATTTAAATGTCACTTTCTCAAGAAATGGCGACAGAGGTTTACAGGGAATACAGGGATTACAAGGTTTACAGGGACCACAAGGACTTCAAGGTTTACAAGGAGTACAAGGCGAGAAAGGTATTCAAGGTGACACTGGTATTCAAGGTATACAGGGTATTCAAGGAGAATCAATCCAAGGAACACAAGGTCTTCAAGGTACTACTGGTTCTCAAGGATTGCAAGGTCTGCAAGGATTACAGGGCGGCACTGGTGGTCAAGGTACTCAAGGTGTTCAAGGTACAACTGGTATTCAAGGTTTACAAGGACTTCAAGGCGAGCAAGGTCAATATGGTGGCTTAACATTTATTTGGAACTTTGTTAATAATACACTTGGTGGCACAGACCCAGGTACAAATAATTTTAAGTTTAACAATTCAAATCCAACATTAGCTACATTAATTACAATCGATGATATTCCTGCTGACCAATATAACCAAGAAGTAGATGACTTCTTTGATTTTATTGCTGGACAACCAGGTACAGTTAAAGGTTACTTAAAAGTACAAGAAGGTAATTACGAAGATGGAGCTGGTCCTGCTGGTCACCATTGGTTAATTTATGAAATTACTGGTTGGACATGGGATAGTGGTTCAAAGAACTATGGTTATTGGGATGTTAACTATGTTGATGGTAATGTAACCAACTGGCAGACTTCTGTTAATGCAGTTCACGGTCCTGCTACATTAATTACATTCGTTCCAAGAGGCCCAGCTGGTATTCAAGGTGCTCAAGGAACTCAAGGACTTCAAGGTTTACAAGGTGCAACAGGTGCAGGTATACAGGGTGTACAAGGACCTCAAGGTACTTTAGGTACTCAAGGAACAACAGGTTCATTTGGTGGTGTAACATTTGATTATACATTCGACTCAAGCACAGTTAATGGTGACCCAGGAACTGGTAAATTAAGAATTAATAATACTACATTATCGTCTGGTACAGCAATGTACATTGATAATCGTGACGATAACTTTATTGATATTTCTACATTCTTAGCAACGATCGATGATTCTACTTCACCGATTAAAGGCCACTTCAAGATTACAAAAGTTGGCTCACCTGAAATATTCCATCTATATACAATCAGTTCAGCTACACCGATTGGTGGTTATTTTAACGTAGCTTGTGCTCATGTAGATGGTAATGGCACATTATCAAATAACGACGATATTACAATCACATTTGCTAGAACAGGAGACGCAGGTGCAACTGGTGCAACAGGTCCTCAAGGTGTTCAAGGTATCCAAGGTGTACAAGGCACTGATGGTATACAAGGAAGTACTGGTGCTGGTGCTCAAGGTGCTACTGGTGCTCGCGGCCCGCAAGGTATACAAGGTTTACAAGGACCTCTCGGAGTAGGCGCAACTGGTGCTCAAGGTATTCAAGGCTTACAAGGTATCCAAGGTGACTTGGGTTTCCAAGGCTTACAAGGTTCTTCTGGTACTGGAGCGCAAGGTATTCAAGGTCCTGCTGGTCCTCAAGGCGCAGGTGGATTCCAGGGTGCAGGTGGAGGAATTGGTACTCAAGGTATTCAAGGCGCAGACGGTAACGATGGCATTCAAGGTCCACAAGGTCTACAGGGTTCTGATGGAACTGGTACACAAGGTTTAACTGGCTTCCAAGGTATTCAAGGTTTACAAGGTATTGGTGGAACTGGTGCTGATGGTTTCCAAGGAACACAAGGTATTCAAGGTGTTCAAGGTTCTGACGGACCACAAGGCTTACAAGGTGCTGATGGTGGAGAAGGTCAACCAGGTGGCCCAGGTGCTCAAGGTCTTCAAGGTGGATTTGGTCCTCAAGGTGTTCAAGGTTTACAAGGGCCTGGTGGAGTTGGAGCAGATGGTTTCCAAGGTGATACTGGCTTCCAGGGTATACAGGGTGTTCAAGGTTTATTAGGCGCTCAAGGTGCTGGTGGAACTGGCCCTCAAGGTGTACAAGGCCCATCTGGAGCTCAAGGTCAAGCAGGTACAGGAACTCAAGGTATTCAAGGTGACTTGGGTCCTCAAGGTATTCAAGGTATTGATGGAGCAATTGGTGTAGGTACACCAGGCCCTCAAGGTATACAAGGTATCCAAGGCGCATTCGGTCCTCAAGGTGATACTGGAGCAGGTATACAAGGTCCGCTTGGTATTCAAGGTATTCAAGGTTTAACAGGTGATGGCGGCATAGGTCCTCAAGGTCCGCAAGGTGACTTAGGTATTCAAGGTCCTCAAGGTCCAATAGGATTCCAAGGAACAATTGGTGCAACAAGTGCTCAAGGTGCAAGAGGATTCCAAGGATTCCAGGGCGCTGATGGTGATGTTGGTGGAGCTGGTTTCCAGGGTATTCAAGGTATTATTGGTACTCAAGGTCCTCAAGGTTTAGATGGCGGTTCAGGTGGTGACGGTCCACAGGGGCCTGCTGGTCCTCAAGGATTTATAGGTATTCAAGGTCCTTCTGGCCAAGGTACGGGCGGTGCTCAAGGTCCTGCTGGTCCTCAAGGTACAGTCGGTGTTGGTGGACAAGGTCCTGCTGGTCCTCAAGGTCCTGCAGGTTCTGAAGTTGGTCCACAGGGTTCAGCTGGTTTCCAAGGCCCTGCTGGTCCAATTGGTCCACAAGGTGTTTCAGGAGTTGCGGGTGCAGGTATTCAAGGTGCAACTGGTACTAGCGGTAATCAAGGCCCTGCAGGTCCACAAGGTATTCAAGGCGGAACCGGAAGTAGTACAGGATTAGATGTTAGTAGTTTACATACATCTGGTTTACAAGGTACTGCAATGTTTATCACCATGGTTCAAGGTGGTAGTGGAGTACGACCTTTATATGGTACAACTTCTCCAAACCCAGGCGGTGAACAGAACTTCTTCTATACAGCTGATAACAAAGTTCAGATTTCTTTAAATGAGCAGACTGATTTAGATGCTGTAGCTGACATTATTGATGTTTTTGCTCAGGCTTTAGGTCTTACAGTAGATGTAG